GGGGCTAGTGGGCCTGCCTCACGTTGCCCGATCGTCTAAAGGTAAGACTACGGACTCTGACTCCGTCAATCGAGGTTCGAATCCTCGTCGGGCATCCATATCCCTCAACATTGTGTAGCCTTTTCAGAAGCTTCTTTGTTGGCGGCGGCTAACTTTTTGACGTGGTTAGCCATCACTTTACTCATGGCAGCGTCAGCGCGGTCCCCGCGACTCCCATCACCGGCATACCGGCGATACTCTCTCACGGTCTTGTGCCCGGTGATTGCCATGCCCTCTTCATCGGTGCATCCCGCCTCGCGGCACCGGCGGGCGGCTGATTTGCGGAGGCCGTGCGGAGAGCAATGCGGAATGCCTGCCTGGATGCAGGCACGCTTGAGCATGTTGTAGAAGCCCTTTGGTGTGAATGGGCTTCCATCCTTATTTTCGAGCAGTGTTGTTCTGCCCAGCGGCCCGGCGTCCAAGACGTCCTGCAGGGGCGCCACGACAGGCACGTCAACCGAATTACTTGTCTTGCTCTGGTCGAGGCGGATTCGGCCGCCGCTGATCGTCTCCTCCGTCATGAACCGCACGTCGCCGCTGCGCTGAGCGCCGTACAAGAGGAGGGCGAACGCCAAGCGGGGCTTAGTTCCCAAGGCGTGCTTGGCCTCGAATTTGGCCAACTCATCTTCAGTCCAGCGGTGGTAGCCCTCACTCTCTGCACGCGGGGCGCGGGTGTCCTTCACGGGATCAAAATCGTAGGGCACCAGCTTCGCACGGCGAGCGATAATGAAGATTTGCGTCAGGAGTTTCCTGAGGCGCGCAGCCGCATGTGGTTTTGCCCGCATGTCGTTCATGAGACGCGCGATGCGCTCAGCGTCGAAGCGTCTGATCGGATCATCGCCGAAGGCGCTCCGGAAGCGTTCCAAGACGCCGCGATAGACGTCTTGGGTCGCTGGTCGGAGGTCCTGAAACGCGTTGTCTGAATAGTAGCGGGAGATGGCGTCGGAGACGCTGCCGTGCTTAATCCGTGATGCCCCTGCTTTCATCGGCTCCGCGTCCAGACAGGCGGCATATTCGCGTTCGAATTCCTTGGTCCCGAAAGGGGCCTTGAAATATTGCACGGGATAGCCTTTGCGACGGAAGCGATAGCGCCGCTTGCCGTGCCGATCGAGGAAGCTGGTAACGAAAGGGTAGCGCTGTTTCATCGTGCGGCGAATGCCCGCAGCCGATTGTCAAGATCGTCGCCGTCATCACGCGTCGCGATCGTCGTCGGATTGACCGTGATCGTCACTCCGCCGTTCGGCTCAACATGCCCGCGAATGGCCACGCCTTCCTCGCGCGAAATACGAGCCCAGCGTCTCAGGTCGGCCTCACGAATGATCGCCCGCCCAGCCATTAGCAGTCCAAAGTCCTGAGCGACCGCGCCAGCCCTTGCGACGTCACCGGCACATCGACCTTTTCACGCTCGTCATATGCAGCGGCAATATGCCCCAGCACCGCTAGTTTGAGGCGGGCAGGAACTTCGGTTTCCGGGTCATAGGCGTCCGCGTAGGAGAGCGCCGCTTCGGTGGCTGCAGCGATCAGCGTAACAATCAGGCCGTCGTCGGCATCGCCGTCGACGCGCAAGTACGTCTTGGCCTCATCGAGCGTTACGATTTCAGGCGTCGACATTGGCAGGGGCCTCCGTCATCGGGTTCCATCCTTCGATTTGCCGCACCTCGTTAGGCGTCAGAACGCCATTGCTCAGTGCGATCTGGTGCGCTTGCCAGCGGGTCGCGGGATCGCCGCGTAGGAAACCAGAGAGGTCCAGTTCCAGTTCGAACGGGCCGCCCGAAGGGAAGACGCTGCGCGCGAATTCTGCCTCGATCTTCTTTGCCCAGGGTGCGAGCGTGAACATGGCGAACCATCGGCCCGCCGTTTCGCTATTGGTGAAGGTGTTGTGGCTGTAATCCTGCACCAGCGGCGGCGGAACCTGGTAGAGTCGGCAGATCTCTTCCACGCTGAATTTGCGTGTCTCCAACAGCTCGGCGTCCTCGGGGCTGATCGCAATGGACTTCCACTGAATACCGCCGTCGAGAATCAGCACATTACCGGCATTGCCGCTGCCGGCTTGGCGATTGTTGATCGCGGTGCGCATGTCGCCGCGCTGTTGCGCTGTCATTGCTCCCGGCACCTCGAGGACGCCGCTCGGGACGGCGCTGTTGTCGAGGAACTTGCGGGCAAAGGTATTACTCGCCTGTGCGGCGGCGATCACGTCCGCTGCTCGGCTGAGGCGCGATCGGCCGAGCATGCCGTCATCGGTGCGATCGCGCAGATGGATGACCTCGCCGGAAAGCAGGCGCCATGACTGGCCCCGTCCATTGGCGATGTCATAGGCCAGACGGCCTGACGGCAGCAGCGCTACCGTTACCCAGCTCCACGGGATGAAATCGAGGCCCGCCAAGCTGCCATTGGCGTCGCGCCGAATCTGAGCGAGGCCGTTGCCAGTCAGCAGCGTCGACGCGACCAGGTGCTCGACGAAATCCGGCCATGCCATCGCCTGCGACACGCCCTCGCGGGTTAGCCTGCTGAGCGGATGGCCCATGACTTCCACGCGGCCCTCGCCCTCGCGGCGATAGACCAAGGCGGGGATGGATGAGAGCGAGCTAGCGATAACCGTTGTGCATGCAAACACCGCCGACAGGTTCTCGGCCTGTCGGGTCGATACCGCCGATGCGAAGCCCATGCTCGGCATAAGGGCGTCCCACGACGGTTCCGAGCTGCGCTTTTCGTAGCCTATGATTGAGGCGAGACGGTCGATCATGCCCATGCACCAAGCTCCGCAATGATGAGGCGCCGGCGGCGCGATTCCGTGATACTCAGACAAGGACGGGCGCGCAGGGCGAGGGACGTGTCCGGATAGGCCGGGTGGGCCGAGACCACGCTTATTTCCCGAAGGTCAACGCTGATGAGCGAGCGGCGTTCTCCGTTCCAGCGCTCGCCACCAGCGGGCACATGGAAACCAAAGGACATACCGCCCAGATCGGAGCGTTGGGCTAGCTCGAGGACGTCCCGGCCCGCCTGGGTGTCGGGGAGATCGAGCGAGAACGCGAGACCCTTGCCGTCCTCGGTCAGGCGCAGCGTGCCCGAACGAGTGCGGCCCAGCACGCGCGCCGGGTCGTGATCCATCAGGGCGAGAATGTCGCCGCCCAGCGACGAACGGAAAGCGCCTGGCTCGATCACTTCGGTAATCGAGCCGATGCGCGCTTCGCTGCCGAAGGTGGCGGCATAGCCTTCCAGCCTCCGGCCATTGGCACGCAGCTCCACCGCCGCGCGCCGTTCCAGCGATGGAGCCGCGCCAGCCATCAGGCCAACACGTCCTTGGCGGCTGCGAAGCTCTCAGCATAGCGGATCGCAATGTCGCAGGTCAGCATGGCGCGCACGCTGACATTGCCCTTGGCGTATGCGGTCGACTCGTACGGGTTCACCAGCAGGTCGAAAGCCGACCAATAGCCGATGATCAGATCCGCCCAGTTGCCGTAGATCACGGCCGACAGGTTGGTGCCGGAGCCTTTGGTGAGGTTGCTCGGCACGTTGCTGGAGAACTCCACGCGCTCACCCGCCCACACGCCGGGGGCGGTCATATAATTGCCTTGGCCATCCTTGAGCTTGCTGGCTGCCACTTTGACTTTGTTGTTGGTCAGAAAACCGCGCGACGTATTGGGTGCGTCGGGAATGTCGACCTTGCCAATGAGGTCGCGCGCTGCGTCCGCCGTCCAGGCCGCGCCATTTGTCCCCATCGCCAGCGATCCTATGCCGCTGGTATTGAGGATGCCGGTGGGCTGGTTGCTCGCGCCGGTACCGGCGATCGCGGCGAGGTCGACGATTGCAGCGAGTACAAAAGCGAAATCGTTGCGGATCAGGTTTTCCACGTCGACGCTTGTTTGCTGGAGCATGTTTCGGCTGATTTCCGTGATGCCGGCGGCATGCTTGGGCGTCATGCTGACCTTGCGGAAGCCCGCATCTGACGGGGTAAGGGCGCTATTTTCAGCAACCCAGCCCGCAGTGACCGAGTCCTTGAGCCCGGGAATGTCGACATTGCCGACCAGGTTGGACAGGACCGTTGCGCCCATTGATTGGACCTTGAGTGCTGCGCGTAGGCGGTCGAAGAACATTTCGCCGTGCAGCTCAGTCGCGATGAGGTTGCCGCCCACCGCGCCGCTTGGCGCAGTCGTAGTCAACGTGCGCTTTTCGAGAAAGACTTCCATCGGGACGAGAATGCCTTCCGGCGCCTTGCCCGCGCGCTTCGCTAGCTCAGGCTGCACCTCGCGCTCGAACCCATAGTCATGACCAGCAAGGCCAGCCTGCATTGCCATGGCCCGGACCATGGAAAAGCTGGAGCGCAGCTCGCGGGACAGATGCTCGTCGCCCTGGCCCTTTAGCGGCGTGCCCGCCTGACGGCGCTCCGCGTCGTCAATGGCCTTAGCGCGCTCGATCTTGGTATCGAGGGCGCGCAGCTCGGTTTCCGCCGTGGTGAAAGCGGGACTGTCATCGGCATCGTGCGCCGAATTCATGCGAGCGACAATCGCCGCCCGCTGTTCGATTAGGTCACTGGTCTTCATCATAACCACCTTTCAATCGGGCCGGGGCACGAGGCCCCGGCACTGTGAGGGCCGACTGTCTCGCGACGTTGGCTGCGCAGGAGCGGCCAAGGACCACTCCGCGTTGCGGTTCTCCTTCACGACGGCCCACACATGTTGGCTGGTCG